TTGCATCACCTCTATAGTTTAAAGGCTCTATCTGCGGAGATTTAGGTTCATAGTCTTGGGGACACACCATAAAACCCTTCCAGTTCTTGCGGAGGGTTTTGTACGGGAACTGAAAGCCACAATAATCGCAAATGGCTACCGCAAATTTACCGTTTGCATACGCCATTTAACCCACACTTGGGACAAAGTGAACACTTGCTGTGTCCCTGTCCTCCTTAGCCGCTCGAAGAAAGTCTTCTTCGTAAATGGTTTTTAAGCCTGTTGTTCTATCAGGGGCATACTTCAAAGAGATCATGTAAGCCAACCCTGAAGCTAGACAAGGGAGAAACCTAAAGTTAACGTCGGTTGTGTTGGTATAAACGCCCGCATCCTGCATTCTTCGGATTCGATAGTACACAAGCGTGTAATCTTTATTTGCTGCCGGCCATAAAAAAATCTTTGGTGTTATTTGACGCTGCACATAATACTGAGTAGGCCGTGCTTCCGTAAGTTTGTCAGGCACGTTTAGGTATTCAGATCGACTAATACGGGAAATACTTACATCCTGCTGCTGACCACCTACCGTATCCCTAATCACCGCGGAAAGCACATTTACGGTATCCGTACCGGGCAAAACTTCTTTTGTGCCTTTTACTAACGCGGAAGTAGCTTCCTCTATCGTCCAAAGATTTAATCCTCGGTTAGCCCAGTCTAAAAACAACAGATTTAAAGATCGAGTAGCCGAAGTAAGCTGATAACCTGAGGTCATCTGCATTCCGCACCGCTCAAAAGCTTCCTCGACAATCTCATCAATAGCAAGATTGAAGTCTGTTGTGTTAGACGTAGCCATTACTTACACATTCCGCCCTTGCGGTATTTCTTAATCGAGCCGCCCATTCTTTTTTTCTTGACGCCGCGGCCCATTAGAACATCTGCCTTGGTAACCTTTCCGTCTTTGTTTAAATCAGGGAAACTTTTCCCTACAGAGCCACCATCTTTGTACATAGGTATGCCAGTGGTTTTACTCTTAGTTTTCAATACTTTATTTCTAGGGCCGCTTCTTACAGCGCCTCCGCCCTTAGTTGCTATTCCCATTCCACGTCCGGCCATTTTAATTACCCCATTCTTCGGTGACTTTTTACTTTCGACGCTACCTTTTTAGGTTGGCTCGAAAACTGTTTTCCTTTTGCTGTATCTGCTCTTTTTTTACGAGTAGTCGAAGCGTATTCTTTATTGCTCATGGACTTAATCGCACTGGAGGGAAGGTATCTTTCTCCTGTAGCTTTTGGTCCTTGAGTTGAAGGCTTACCGCTTTTAGTCCGCCATTCTTGCTTAGTCCAAGATTGAAGTGATTTTTGGGGCTTTTTAAGAGCCATCAGTCCCTATATCCTCCACCTTTTGCTTTATACTCTTTTGCTAACATTTGAGCTTTTCTACCAGACCATTGTCCAGATGAGCCGCCTTTACTTCCTGCTTTAATCTTATTAAATAAGTTTTTACGCATTGTTGGCTTAGTATAATTTCCTGCACTGTTAACAGTGGACTTTACTGACCCACCCGCTGCTTTTTTTACAACTTTTTTCTTTCTTACAGGAGCTTTCTTTACCATTTCTTACAACTCCAATATCTTGCACTAAACTTATCTTTAGCTGTATCACAACTGTGTCGAGCTCTAAAACTTGCACGCCTTTTAGGGTTTGATTTTTTTATAGTCATATTTGGATCACCAAATCTAACTAACTTCACATCCGTACCTTTTTTAGCTAACACTGCAAATTTTTTACTACCGCCGGAAGTCCTTTTAGGTTTGTTGTAACCTGAAAAAGACTCCCCACGATAGGTAATACGGCCAGAGGGAGTGCGTTTTACAGCTTTAGTAGACGCCATTAAGCCGCCGCTCCTCCTTCAAACAAAAGTGTAACGTGCGTTATAGAATTTGCCGGAGATGTTGTAGGAAGGTCGATAAACATACCCTCACTAAACAACATTCCTCCGTCAGGGATATCTATATTTGTTCCTGCTGCTGCTGTCGAAGCGTTTAGCGTAAGAAGAATAGTGCCACTAACAGTGGCTCCATTTCTAATGTTAACGGAACCTTGGGTATTTGATGCTCCTGTGACGGCGTTTACAATATAAACCCCCATCAAACGAGATCGCCCCGAAACCGCTGCTACTGACGTGCTTTTAGTTACCGCTGAAATATTACTTGCACTCATTTTTAGTCTCCTTTAAAGACTACTCTGAGTCTTCGTCGTCAGCTTCTTCGACCACTTCTTCGACCACTTCTTCAACAACTTCAGCCTCTTCACTTTCAGAAACTCCCCACATACCTTTGCCATTATTCATAGTTGTCTCCTTAGATTTAAACAGTGCTAAATGGTGTAATAGTTGTGCCTGAACCCATACCAATCATGTTGATGTACCAAGTGCCTGCGCTAACTGCCATGATATGGATTTCAGTGTCTATAAGACCACCTTTAGTCGAACCATTAAGGGTAATAGTGTTATTTCCTCCGCCAGCATTGGAAGAAAAACCTGTTACCGCTCCTGCGGCCCCTATCATCAAAGCTGTACCTGTCATTACGTCACCTGCCGCACAGCTTATTACAAGATCATTACCAAGGTCTTTAGCTAGGTATATTGACATAACAGATCCAAAATCATTTTGTTGATCTGGACTTGTAGGGTCTTCAGGAGTTGTGTCTTTAAGTGCAGGTAAAGTAATTGTGCCTGCTCCTCCTGCAAGAGTGTCGTCAAACAAATTCATTTTCCCTGCATTACCTACAATTTGAGCTCCGGTAGTGGAGTTCACGTAAGGTAAAACAGAAAGAGTATTAGCTGTTCCAGTTAAAACAACTTGGTTTTTAAAGCCTCTGGGTACAAAGCCAGATAGTGATATAACTGGACCTGAAAAAGTGGTCTTAGCCATTTGAGAATCCTCACATGCGAGTTTAGCGAATCTGTCTGCATGTAGTCCGTCGGGGACGGTCAGAATCGCGGGTTAGCCCCGATTTAATAAGTATATACCACTTATAATACGCCTGTACAAATAAAAAAGGGAGCCGAAGCTCCCTTTTCCATACCCAGTTTTCCTTACGGAGTACCCGGCGATCCAAATATGCCGCGTGGATCACTAAAGCCAAAGCTGTAGCGTTCCCGAGCTTTATATCGGACATTACCTGTGTTGAATTCTCCTTCAAAACCAGTTGAAAGAGCAACACGATTAAACATTTTCATGCCGTTTGGTGCGTCAGTAATGACAAACCATGCGTCAGGATCAGTTAAGTAATGATTTACCGCGTATCCCTGAGGAACCATACCCATGTTACGCATAGCGTTAATGTCGTTATCCGCTGTGCCTACACGTAAGGTAGACTTCAAGATACGGTCCGCAGTAAATTGAAGCTCCTTAGGAACAATCAATTTATTACCTTGTACCGCAATCTTTAATCCACGCTCGTCTGTATACGCAGCAATGTCGATTAACGCTTGCTCAAGCGACGTTTCTGTAAGATCCGCTGAAACAGTTAGCTCGTTCTTGAGATCAGGACCCGTCAATGTAGGGTGATCTAATGCACAAAGAGGCTTACCGTCACCGCCAAGAGATGTAGTGAACGCGCCATTCAAAATAGCGGCTCCTTTAATCTGCTTAGTGGTAGCCATTGATCTAGCTAGTGCTTTTGTGTAACGCGCAGATAGCTTGTCATACAAGTTATCTTCTATTGCTTCCTCTGTTAGGGAAAAAGCCAACGCTACAGTTTCATTGGTATAACGCGCTGTGTAAACTTCTTGGGCCTGATCGTATGCAACGCCAGATCCTTCAGCTTTAACAGGTGCTTCACCAAATCCAGAAAGCATCACTTCTTCTTCAAAAGCTCGGTCCGAAGACTCTACTTCGTAGATTTCAGTGTGCTCACTATCATATGTGTTGTACTCCAGACCAAACAAGGCGTTTAGACCGGGCTCCAACTCTTTTACTAATTGGGCTCTTGATATAGCCATGATCTATTCTCCTTATTGTCCTGCTACGCCTGCACTACCGTAGAGGTGCTCGTTAATTTTAACCACTACTACCGCATTCGCACCAACAGCGTTGTTAGGTACGTCCCAAAGACCAATGATTTTTAGGTTAAGTGCAGCAGTTGTAGCGATGGTGCTGGTATCAAGCTCATTGGCAGATAAGCCAGTGACTGTGTTACCTGTGCCTACCACGATGTCTCCATTCTTGCCGTAATTAGCTACAGCAGAAGTGCCATCGTTCTGGATAATGAACATCTGGCTAGGATCGTCAAGTACATCAGCGACAATCTTGCCTTGGGTGATGTTAATACTACCCGGATAGTAGTTAGAAAAAGTAGGCTTTTGTGTTGTAGGGTCATTGTAAAAACAACCGTTGAACACACCTACTGCCGCTGTATGCGACGAGGGATCAAACTGTAAAATGTAACCATCTTTCAAAGTGACTAGGTCACCTTGGAAAATAGCTCCTGATTGATTGTCCGCAATTTCGTAACCGTACTGCTTCTGTGCTCCAGTACCAGCCAAGTTACCAAGCGGACGTAGGCCAAAGGCCTTATCGTTATTAGCCATGATATATGTCCTTTAAAATTAAGTTATTCGGAACCCGAACGTGGGCCTCCGAGGCTTACTTTGGACTGCCTTTCTGGCGCATTGATTTTCATAGACGAATTAACATTCGTCTTCAACAGGTCATTATCAGCAGCTCTGATTTGGTCATGGGTTCTAGAAGAATAATACTCTTGTCGCTCCTCTGCCGTTTCTTCAGGTATTCTCGCTAACAGCAAACCACCTACACCGATTACACCGGCATGTTTACCATCATCTTGAACACCTGAATCAAAATCAGGAT